ATTCAATGGGTGGTGCAAGAAAGTTCAGAGAGAAATATAGTGCTGTCAAAGGATTTGAAATTCATGGATACGACAGGTATGTCTACACCTATATTGCAGATAAATTCCAAGGAGTTATTCCTTACGATCCTAAATTAATCCGAATTGCATCACTCGATATTGAGTGTGAATGTGAGGATGGATTTCCCGAACCAGCATTAGCAAAAGAAAAGGTTAATGCAATAACCATTAAACCGTTTGGTAAAAAACCACAGACATTTGGTATCGGCCCTTGGGAGAAAAAAGGTGTTGTTTATCATAATTGTGAAAATGAACCTGATCTTCTCAGACAGTTTATTGCATATTGGAGAAAACAGTCTTTCGATATCATTACAGGATGGAATGTTGATACATTTGATATCACTTATTTGTGTAATCGTATTGACAAGATTCTTGGTGAGGATGAACATAAAAAACTTTCTCCATGGGGAATGAGTCAGGTTAGAGAATGGGTTGGTGGTCAATATCGTGATAAGAACATGGCATACACTTTGTATGGTATTAACATTCTTGATTATCTAGAACTATATCGTAAACATACTTTTATCAATCAGGAATCCTATTCATTAAACCATATTGCAAATGTAGAGTTGGGTAAAGGTAAGTTAGATTATTCTGAGTATGGAAGTCTTCACACACTTTACCAAGAGAACTATCCAAAGTTTCTTGAGTATAATGTCAAGGATGCAGTTTTAGTTGAAGAGTTGGAAGATAAACTTGGATTGATTGAGTTAGTTCAGGCAATGTCTTATAATGCAAAGTGTAATTATAATGATACTTTTGGGATGGTGAAGTATTGGGAAACCATAATTTATAACTTCTTAAAGGAACAAAAGATTGCAACTCCACCACAGAGACTTAATTATACTCAGAAAACTCATTCTATTATAGGTGCATACGTTAAGGAACCACAAATAGGTGGTCATGATTGGGTAGTGTCGTTTGACTTAAACAGTCTATACCCACATTTGATTATGCAGTATAATATTTCACCTGAGAAAATGGTGAAGGGTGACAAACAGGATGTCAGTATAAAGAAGATATTGAATGAGGAAGTTGATTTATCTTATCTTAAGAAACATACTGTGACACCTAATGGAGTGTTATTCAAGAGAGATAAACAAGGATTCCTTCCCGAACTCATGGAAAAATTCTACGATGAGAGACGATTGTGGAAGAAAAAGATGATTGAGTATCAGGTTGAATATCAGACCGCAGATGCCGACAGAAGAACGAAATTAGACGTTTTAATTAAAAGAGCATATAACAATCAACAAGTAAGAAAGATCGCATTAAACTCCGCATATGGAGCTCTTGCGAACCAATATTTCGCATTCTTTAGTATAGACCTTGCAGAGGCAATTACGACATCAGGACAATTGGTGATTCAATGGGCAGAAAAAACCATTAACAAATATCTTAATGAGATTCTTCAAACCGAGGATGAAGATTATGTGATTGCAATGGATACGGATTCACTTTATATAACTTTAGACAAACTAGTGTCAGAAGTGTTTCCTAAAGACACTCCAAAATCGAAGATTATTGACTTCTTGGATACAATTGCAAAGGATAAAATCGAGGGTGTTTTGACGGATGGATTTGAAGACCTCGCAAAATACACCAATGCATTCCAACAAAAGATGGACATGGGTAGAGAGGTGATTGCAGATAGAGGTATTTGGACTGCAAAGAAACGATATATTTTAAATGTTCACGACAATGAAGGGGTTAGACTTCGCGAACCTAAACTCAAAATGATGGGTATTGAAACTGCAAAGAGTTCAACACCACAGTGGGTTAGAGGTAAATTAACAGAGGCATTCAATGTAGTAATGCAAGGAACAGAAGAAGAGTTGTGGGAATTTGTAGAGACATCAAGAAAAGAATTTAGAAATCTTCCACCCGAAGAGGCTGCTTTCCCTAGAGGGTGTAATAATTTACAACAGTATTCAGACGTATCTAACATATATTCAAAGGGAACACCAATTCATGTTAGGGGTGCATTGTTATACAATCACTTACTTAAACAAAAGAACATTGATAAACGGTATGAATTAATTAAAAATGGGGATAAAATACACTTCACTTATTTAACAATACCCAATACGTTGAATGAAAATGTCATATCTTTTACAAATGTTTTCCCTAAGGAATTCGATCTAAGGAAGTATGTGGATTATGATAAACAATTTGACAAGTCATTTGTAGAACCATTGAAAGCAGTTATCAATTTAATAAATTGGAATGTCGAACCAGTTGCGAGTTTGGATTCCTTTTTTCAATAAATAGAATTATGAATCCCTTTATCTATAAGGCGAAAGTATTAAGAGTTGTTGATGGTGACACCATTGATGTGATGTTAGACCTCGGCTTCAACTTCTTTCAAAAAGGACGAGTTAGACTCGTGGGTATAGATACACCTGAGAGTCGGACAAGAGATAAAGTAGAGAAGAAATTCGGTTTTCTTGCAAAAGACTATTTAGTAGCTTGGATTGATAAATATGATTATATACTTGTTGAAAGTTCTTCAAAGGGAAAGTTTGGTAGAATATTAGGTAATTTATATAATCCTGATAAGACAGAATGTTGGAACGACATGGCTATTAAAGCACATCATGCAGTTCCATATCATGGACAAAGTAAAGATGATATTAAAAAAGGTCATTTAAAAAACCGAAAATACCTGATTAAAAAAGGATTAGCATAACCATGGACATAACAACACTAGACATATTATATCTTTCTCTAATAGGAGTTCTTTTCGTATCTCTTTTATGCGTTGAAATGCAAATTCATCAAATCAAAGTCATGATCGAAGAGAGGTGGTTGAATGGTGAAGATGAGATGTGTGAAAAATATAATAACAGTAAAAAGTAAAAACCCTCTAGTCAATTTCCCCAATTTCATGATATAATGTATATACATTATGAGAGGTGTTTATGTCATTCATTAAAGACTTAATCAAATCCAGTGGAAATGAATATGCAAGTCTTGTTTCCGAAGGAGTTGCAGCTGGTGATGTTGATTCATTTATTGATACTGGATCATACATTTTTAATGCACTCTTAAGCGGTTCACTTTATGGTGGACTTGCATCAAACAAAATCACAGCACTCGCAGGGGAATCTGCAACAGGTAAAACCTATTTTGCCTTAGGAATTTGTCAAAAGTTCCTTGAGGATAATCCCAAAGCTGCAGTTGTTTTCTTTGAGAGTGAATCTGCATTATCAAAAGATATGATTGAATCAAGAGGTATCGATTCAAAACGAGTCATAATTCTTCCAGTAGTCACTGTTCAAGAGTTTCGTTTTCAAGCGTTAAGTATTTTAAACAAATATCTAGAAACAGAAGAGTCTAAAAGACCACCTATGTTGTTTGTAATAGATTCACTTGGGATGTTATCCACAACTAAAGAAATAGAAGACACTGCCGAGGGGAAAGAAACTCGTGATATGACACGAGCTCAAATCGTTAAAGGAACATTTAGAGTTCTTACCTTAAAACTTGGTCGTGCAAAAGTTCCTATGATTGTCACTAATCATACTTACGATGTTATTGGTTCTATGTTCCCACAAAAAGAGATGGGTGGTGGATCAGGTCTTAAGTATGCGGCATCATCAATTATATATCTTTCTAGGAAGAAAGAAAAAGAAGGAACAACGGTCATTGGAAACATTATCCATTGCAAGAACGCAAAATCTAGGTTAACCGTAGAGAATAGAGTAGTCGATGTCAGATTAACTTATGACAAAGGACTCGATAGATACTATGGTTTATTAGACATGGCACTTGCATTTGATATTTTCAAAAAGGCATCCACAAGGGTATTACTACCCACAGGTAAAACAGAGTTTGCAAAAACAATTAATAATAATCCCAAGAAGTATTTTACAGAAGATGTAATGATACAATTGGAAGAAGCAGCACAAAGATATTTTAGTTATGGAACAACGGTTAGAACAGACGATTCTCAAGAATCTAGTTCAGAGTGAAGAATATTCACGGAAAGTAATTCCTTTTCTGAAGTCGGCGTATTTCACTGAGAGTGATGAAAAAACTGTATTTTCAGAGATACAGACATACTTCTATAAGTATACCAAAACTCCAACAATAGAGGCACTTCTCATAAATCTTGACAACAACACTTCTCTTAATGAAGTAGTTGTTAAGAACTCCAAATCTATTGTAGAGATAATTGGTAAAAATAAAGAAGCTACACCACAAGACTGGTTGGTTGATGAAACTGAAAAATGGTGCAAAGATAGAGCAATCTATATTGCAGTCATGGACAGTATCGAAGTCATTGACAAGAAATCAAAAAGGTCTACAGGTGAAATACCCGAACTTCTTAAGGATGCACTTTCCGTGTCTTTTGACGTATCCATAGGTCATGATCAACTTGAAGATGAAGAACGAAGATTCGATTTTTATCATACGGAAGAAGAGAAACTTCCATTTGATTTAGAATATTTCAATAAGATCACCAAGGGTGGATTACCCAATAAGACACTTAACATTTGTTTGGCAGGAACAGGGGTAGGTAAATCATTGTTCATGTGTCACATGGCAAGTGCAAGTCTTATGATGGGTAAAAATGTTCTTTACATTACACTTGAAATGAGTGAGGAAAGAATTGCAGAGAGAATAGATGCGAACATCATGAATATTCCTATGAAAGAATTACCTGATCTTTCTAAGAAAATGTTTACTAAAAGGATTGATAAGATTAAGGAAAAAACTAAGGGGAAGTTAGTTACTAAAGAATATCCAACTGCCGCAGCTCATGTAGGTCATTTCAGACACTTACTCCAAGAGTTAGAGATTAAGAAAGATTTTAGACCCAATGTAATCTTCATTGATTATTTAAATATCTGTGCATCAAACAGAATTCGGCCAGGCGCAGGTGCAAACTCATACACATTAGTTAAAAGTATTGCAGAAGAAATAAGAGGTCTGGCTGTGGAATATAATGTTCCAATTATGAGTGCAACTCAAACCACAAGAAGTGGCTTTGGTTCTACTGATATTGGTTTAACAGATACATCTGAATCATTTGGATTACCAACAACAGCAGATTTTATGTTTGCAATGATTACATCTGATGAATTAGAAGAATTAGACCAAATAGTTATTAAACAGTTAAAGAACCGATATAATGATCCAACGGTCTTTAAACGATTCGTTATAGGGATTGATAGAAGTCGTATGAAATTGTATGATTGTGAACAGGAAGCACAGGAAGAATTGATTGATGCGGCAGATAATTATGAAGATGAGATATCTGATAAACAATCTAAATTTAAGGATTTTTCCTATTGACACTGCCCTATGCTTTTTACTATAATAGACGTTAAGAATTGGGGTATCCCACTCTGGCGACCCTCAAATTCGATACTGACACAGAGCCTATTCGTGCAGACACAGAACGTATCGATGATAATGGGTCTAGTCCTAATGGAACTGCTGTGGGGTATCTCTCTTTAAAGAATTTTTGGAGAAAATTATGAGATATTTGAGTATATTATTATTAACGATTTTAACTGCCTGTGGTGGTAGTGGTTCTACAACAGTAGATATACCAACAATCACATCACATGGCGTAAGTTTAACAACAGCTGCACCAGTAAGTAGATACATTTTACAAACAAAAGTAATTGATGGTTATATCAGTGGTGCAAATGTTTTTATAGATTTCAATTGGAATCTAGTGCAAGATGCGGGTGAACCATCTGCAACAGAAGATTTAGCAAATGAAGAGTATTACTTTGTTGAATCTCAATTTCTTTATATCGATGACTACAATTTAACATGTGCATCCAATAGACCAAGGGTTGCAGAAGTCCCTGTAGGTGCATCAGACTCCACTAGGGGAACGGTCACTGAAGCATATACCATGATGTATTTTCCTTATAACTCATCTACTGAGAAGGCAAATATAACACCGTTCACTACATTATTTACTTCCTATATTCAAGACGAACTTACAACATCTATAGACGTATCACAAGGATGTGATACATCTGCTAATACTATTGCAAGTAATGTGACCTCACGGATAGACGATGTTATGTTTGATTTACACAATCAATATTACATAAATCCAGTAGATTTTTATGAAGATTTCATTGCCTCAGAAGATGTTGAGAAACAGGAAATTGGAGAAAGAATTGTTGACTTTTTAACCACATCAAGTAAGATTGAAACAATTGTAGAAGATTATTATAATCTTGATATGATATCTATAGTATCGAGTAATTTAGTAGAAACAATTTTATCAAATACTCCATTCAATACCATTACTTTTGATCTAAGAAATGAAACACCAGCAGAACAGGTAGATGAGAATTTTGTATTCTCAAGAGAACACAACATCAATGGATTAGTTGCAAATTCTACAGGTCAAATTTTAGATACAGAGGGCAATGCAATAGAAATTACACTCGAAAATATAACTTCTCTTGCAGAAGTTATGACATCTGAGAACTATTTTGCATACAATTTAATTGATGGTGATTCTATACGAATTGCAGTTGAATCAATCAATGGAGTAGAAAATACTTTGGTTCATTTTATCCCACCTGATAATTACACTGGATGTAGTCACGGTTATAGAATAGCAGGTGATTTAAGAATCATTGATGATACATGTTTAAATTTATCAACACACTTTGTGTTTGAAATGCAAAACGGAAACACGTCATTTGACTATGATGTAGTCGGAATGATGACTTATAGAGACGTTGTTGCATTGACAGATATGCACACAACACTCACAGATTTAGACACAACCATTCAATACAGAGATAACTTTGTAAGTTATTATTATGATACTAATGACTATCTCCGATATGAAAAAGGTAGATGGGCATATTATTACGATGGTGATGATACTTGTGATGAGTTTGATGCATATGGTGGGAATTTAGTGCAACAGGTACATGGATATGCTGGTTACATTTTATGTCTGAATAACATGTAAAATGAATATAAATACTATTATAGATTATTTAATATTATGGGTAGGAACTTAAAATCATATGAAGTTATTGATGACATCAGTAGAAAGGTGGCATTAAAATTACAGTTACGCGTCGCAAAATCAGAAAACGACCAAGACCAAATCAAACTACTTACTCGACAAATTTCTAAAATAGATAAACATCTACACTCTATGCCACTGGCAAAAACCTAAATAACAGTACAAATCACTAAATTTAGGAGTAAACAATGGCACATTTTGACGATCTTGCAGATACTATTACAGATATAAACTCTAATATTTCTAGTATCCAAGCAGGCACAGTTTGGACACAAAAAATGATTAATTTCTATGACGGTTTGGCCGAAGGAACTACTAAGGGAGAACTGTCTACTGCAATTACTAATTATTCTGAGAATGGGCCTGACGGTCATATATTAGTATTCAGAGGGGAAGGTGATCTTGGAACACAAGCAGAAGTTGACACATATATTGAAGATCAACTTTCTAAGTGGAATGGTGATAAGACAGCTGCCCAATCAACTATTGACAACATGAATCTCAAAAAGACCGCATACCAAGCACAAATCGATGGTGACTGGGATATCACCATGGATGAAGCATACGGTCAAGCTGCAGCCTAGTGAATAAAATTCATAAATAGTAGATAAACACACAAGAAGGTGTTATTCTACTATTATGGGTGCAAAAAATCTACATTTAGAACATCTAGAAGACGAAATCATCAATCAAGGTATTGATGGTGGTCGTGGTGCAGTAAATTTCCTGCGAGGTCTTCGAGACATGTTAAAGGGGAACTCCAAGTCTAAAGTCAATATGACTGTTAAATGGGACGGAGCTCCTGCCCTTTTTGTTGGAAAACATCCCGAAACTAAT